TCTTCTCGTCAATAGCGTGTTCTAGTCCACGTTGCTCCTGAACGATACGTTGATCAAGCTCCTCAAGGAAGTCGTCATAAAGGTCTTTGTTATTTACGAATGGCTTCAGGTTCATACTGGTTCTCCACCTTCCCCTGTGTTAGCTGAGAAGCCTGGGGCACCTGGGCCAGGAGCTTGTCCTGTACCAATGGTACCACCACCAGCGCCTGTTGGGTCTACACCTCCTGGTGCTCCTCCAGGTCCAGCCTGTGGTGGCTGTGGGTTCTGTGCTTGCATACCCTTGAGAATCTCTGCTTGTACAGCAGCACGTTGCATAGAGTTAGTAACCTTATCTGGATCAAGGTCAAGGCTCTTAGCAATCTCACGGATGATATAGTCAAGCTTAGCGAATGGAGCGAGGGCTGGGTTCTGTACCATACCAAGCAACTGCATGAGACGTTGACTACGTACTTCGTTAGCCATAAGTGATTCTGTACCAGCGGCCTTAACTTCAAGGTCACCACGAATCTCTGGATCAAAGTCGAACTGCATGTTGAAGGAGAACAAAGCTTTGCCCATTGGCCCTAGCAGGTAGTCATCGAAGTTCTTTACGACAGAACGAATACCACCTGAGGCTGCAGACATAAGCATAGAGATACCAGAGGCTGTACGACCTACACCACTAACACCTGTCTGCCCGTGGGCAAACGAGGGGAAGCCTGTAGACTCATCAGACAACTGACGTGCCTTGTCAAACATCTGCATGTTCTCGTTAGATACGTTAGGGAACTTAGTGCCGAAGATAGCCTGACCTGGAGCACCACCTTGGCGTTTAAATACTTTACCAGGATAAATCTTTAGGTCTTGCCCAGGGACTAGGTTGTTCTCGTCTACTTCGAATACAAGGTTGCCAGACAGAGCAGCATTGTCTACCGCCATACGCATGAAGCCGTTCATCAGTGTTTGTGTATCGTCCATGTTTTCAGCGATACCTACACCAAACATACTGTAAGGGTTCATCTCATAAGGGACAACATAGTAGGGAATGACTGTAGGTGTGAACGGATTGATAACCAAACGCAGTACACGGCCATGACATACCCAGATGTTAACACTTACTTCGTCTTCATCAGCAAGCTCTGCTGGAATCTTTACGTCGTAGTTCTCTAGGACTTCCATGTCTACGTTACCCCAGAACTCCAGGACTTCGTAGCGTTCTGTTGTTACCTCTTGGGCATCGTCCTCCATAGTCTGTTCCCAGTCTTCCTTAATGTAGTTAGGACCGTATTCAATAGCAAGGTCTACCTCATGGTCACGGAAGTAAGGGCGTTTCTTAAGAGCACGAAGCTGCGGCTTAGACATCTTATGACGTTCTACAACCCACTCAGCTTCTTCCATGTTGGATGCATCTGGGTCTGGGTAGAAGTTCCACAAGGATACGTTAGAGACCTTAGGTACAGTCTTGATCGTAGGATCGTAGTTACCTTCCTCGTCCCAGTTAGGGTATTCTTTGTTAGTTGTGAAAGGACCCTTCATGACACCAGTGCCAAACAGAGCACACTCAAAGGCTACAGCACGGAGGTGCTTCTTAGCCCGAGACTCTTCTAGCTGGTCATGAATCTTCTTCTCCATCTTCTTAGCTGCTACTTCTGCAGGGTGGAAGTTTACCTGAGTAGGACCAGTACCTGGGCCGGAGACAAGCTTGTCCTTGACTGGTTCTAGTTCTTTCTGTAGTCCACCAAGGCGACGAGCGAAGTCAGAGGTAGTCTCACCAGGTTGTAGAGGAATAAACTCTTCCATAGCTTGGGTGATCTGGTCGTTAGTCTCGAAGTGTACTGTCTCCTCAACACCGTCAGGAAGTACTGTTGGGTTGATGCTCAGTGGGAAACGAGAAGAACCCAGAAGCACATCAGTGATCTGGTCGTAGGCAGCGTTGACTTTAGTCTTAGTCACCTTGACGAATATCTTAGACTTCTCTGTGTCTGTGAACTGTACGTCAGGCCCGTAGATACCACGGTAGTTACGGTATGCCCGTAGCCAGCGTGTCTCCTCAGTGTCACGTGCAGTAGATGCACGAGAGAAACGAGAAGTTACAAAGGCGGCTACGTTACCTGCACTAGGGTCTGTGTTGGTTCCGTCGTCATCAGTGTCCTCAAGGGCACTCATGTTCATCTCGTCCATACTCGTTTCGTCTTCGTAGTCTTCCATGAGAAGTCCTTATTAGTTAATAGCCAAACGCAGGGTCTGAGGGGGTTGGTACACTTGACGTACCAGTGTCGTTGTTATAGATACCGCTGCTAGGTCTTGTCATAACACCGTAGCGAAGAGCATCGTAGAGGTGGTCTTCAGAGTTAGTGTCTACGTCTTCTGGGTTTCTTTTATCAAGTGGGATACTTGGTAGTTGTTCGATAAGTTTCTTACACGTGTTGAAGAATACCATTCGTGGTGCTTCGGTATCTGTGTCCACTTGTAGTCGTCTGTGTACTTCGTTCTTTCCTGAGACACGGGAACCTCTGCTTCTATCTGCAGGACGCCAGCGGCAGCCCTTGGAAATCATCCGTTCAGCAATACTAGGTCCTGTATCTCCGCGCTTATGCCACAGGGAGGAGTCTAGGACACCATAACGAATGCGCTCACCGTACTCTGCTTCCCTCACCATATCTGCGAGGTCTTCAGCTAGAACCTTAGAGACATACATCTCACGGTAGACTACCAAGGACTCATCAGAAGGGTCAACAGCAAACCAGACTACACCAGAGTAAGAACTATAGCCGTAGTCACAAGCTCTGAACTTCATCCAATTGTCTGGAATGTCATATGGCTCCACTACGTGGTGCTTACGGTTGAACTCAGGGAAGGCTGCGCCTTCTGCAATGTCCCAGTCACCCTCAAGCAACTGTCGGCGTTGATGCTCAGGTAGGGAGAGCAGGTTAGCTTCGTACATACCGTCTTCAGCTAGGTATGGGTTGTCGAATAAATTAGCAGGGATAAACTTACGCTTAAGCATAGGCTTCCCGACAAGATCGTTAGCTACAGCGAACTTAGAGGATTTAGGCCAGACCATCTTATCGCCTGTCTCTGGATCAATCGCATCAAAAGCTTCATTAGCTGGGGCTGGGTCAACAAACATCTTCTTAACCCAAGCATGTCCTGGTCCACCAGGGTTAGACGTAGCTCGTTGGTTAAGAGGTAAACTAGAACCCTTAGCAGTACGTAGACGAGAGCGCATATAGTCCCATGCGTAGGGTGAAGGCCACTGTGTTAGCTCGTCAAAACCAATCCAGTTGAATGCCTGCCCCTGGTAACGGGTAACGTCGTCATCACGGTCTAGATAAGACATCCAGAGGGTAGCACCACTGGGTGTAACCCATGTTTTGTCCCTCTCAAGAAACTTAGCTCCTGGAATAGCCTTAGGGTAGAGTTGTTTGGAGACTGCAATCAGTTCTCTTAACTCTTCAGTCGATCTACGTACCAAAAGCATGTTAGCTTTAGGGTTGTTAAGGTAACGAACAGGGTCAGCCACCATTGCGTAGCTTTTGCCACCGCCAGCAGCACCACCGTAGAGCACTTCTTGCTCTGAGGAGGCTAGGAAGTCTGACTGTGGGCCTGGAGTAGCCTCGAAGATAATCTCTTGGGCCTTCTCCACGTCAAAGTCAGGTGCCTTAACCGTTGCTGGTACTGTCTTCGGCTTCTCTTCGACGACCAAGGTAGGATTCTTCGATCTTACGGGCTTTTTCCGCTGCTTCTTTGTAGCGTTGGGTGAGGTAGCCGAGGTTTGTAAGTTCTGTTTTACGCTTTTGGTCACTTTTAACCCTTGTCATTAACCCAACGTGGGAGATTTGTCTACCGCTCTGCTCAGAGAGCCAGTTTGCTACGTCTCTGTAGCTGTACTGCTTTAAGAAAGTCTTGGCTTTCTCCAAGAGAACCAACTCATTGTGAATTGGGAGCAGGATATCCTTATCTTCTTCGTCTTGCTTGTAGCCAAATGGGACAACACGTCCAACTCGCACTACAGGGAGCCATTCGTAACCATCAACAGTGTCAACTGGCTTAGGGAGTTTGAACTCTTTCTGTATTTTAGCCATTTTTCACCTACTTGTCAAGGTTAATCGTTCTTAGATGGGAGAATAAATAGTGGGGAGTCCACCTTTACTTCCAACTTGTCCCCTGCTTTGTGTCCAGCGCGGTCAAGGATGTCCTTAGCCGCTGCCATTTTCTCTTTGTTGCCTAGGTCTGTAGGGTTATCCATGATCTGCATCATAGCCCAAGCAGCACGAGCACCGTGAGTAGCTAGGAACTTCGTAGTCTTAGCTGCAATTTCTTCCTGCAGGCTCTCTACAATGGACGTAGTACTCACGTTCTCGCTGTAACCAGCAAGCTTCTTAGCTTCAACAAAATTACCACGAGCCTCCTCAAAAAGGACATCAAGGAACTTCTGTTGTTTTTCTGTTAGTTTGTTACTCATAGTTTTTGTTCCTTGAAACCTCGCCAACCTAAACCAGCGGGGCTATCTTAAGGTTAAGACATTATGCGCAACACGCGCCTTACGTGATGCCCTGTAGTTCAAATAAGTCAACCATTACTTAGTTCCTTTGGTTTTCTTAGAGGGTTTCATAGAGGCACCACAGTTAGCTTTGACCATACCGCCTTTAGCGTAGCCCATAGGTTTTTTCTTTTTCATCTTGTTCTCCATAGCGTAGTA